GCAGCACTGCCAAATCCAAGGTAACTTGTTCGGTAGGAACCGGGAACAAAGTCACGACCCCATTCGGAAAAGCGTTGACGTACAACAACCGGTCTACCAATGTGGACGACAGAGATTTCAGAGCGATGGCGTCGTATTCCACCTGAGTGAGCACTTGGATCGGCGTGGAAACACCGTTCCGAATACAGGTCGCATTTTCGACCCAAACAGGGCGCTCCGTGGTAAATCCCGTGGGGCCAGCGGTGGTCCCCCATTGGTAGATCGACTGTCCGGGGGTGGTAGTCCATTGTTCATTGGACTTACCATACATGACCAGCGGGGACAGGTTCCAGCTATCCAACATTTCGCGCATCGTGACAAGCGCGTCGTTGGCGTCCATGGCCGATGGGGTTTCACCGGCAGCGATCGCATTGATCAAATACATCGATCGACGGATCATATCAAGTGCTGCGATGGTTTCGGCCATGATTTGTGTCCTGTTAGATGGTCCGGGAGGCGCTCTGGGAGTACCCAGCTATATCAGCCAGGACTCTGCCCCCAGAGCGCCCCCGTGGGGTCACCCGATCAGTCGGGCTGGGTATCGCTCGGGATCGGCTGGTCGACCCAGTCCTCGCCCAGTGCATCTTCATCTTCGGCGGAATTCACCACCTTTTGTTCCTTAACGTTGCCCTTGTGGTAGAGCATCTTCGGGAACTCCTGCGTGTCTTGGTCGCTCATCACGGCCTCCTTATTGAGTTAACGGGCCGCAGTAATTACTGCGGGTTGGTCAGGGAACCCAGCGGGTTCTGAATCGCCCATTTGATGAGCGTGGTGGCCGTGGCGTTGGCCGTGCCGTAGATCGTCACGGAGCCATTGGCAGGGACGATACGCTCCACGCGCAGCAGCGTTGCGTCCGCAGCCGCTTGATCTACGGTGGCCGTCACGATGGACTGCTTGCTGATGTTCGGATTGGTGATGGTCACCGAACTGGAGCCCGCCGCGATTGCAGCGCAGCCCTGGAGCGCCGTGGTCGACACGTTGCCGGTAGTAGGCGGACCGGCGCTGTCCACGGCGGTGCCGGAAGCGATCAGAGCAGCTTCGGTCGAGGCCGGCAGTTCGACGATCTGGCCGGCAGGGTAACCGGCGTAAGGCCGGTTCAGCTGGACGAAGGAGGCGGTGATGCCGGTCACGACGGCGTACGATTGGACTTTTTCAGCAACGGTGTCACGGACGGAAGCCGCGAAGGCGACCAGCGCCACCATGCAACGGGAAAGCATATTTTTCATGATAGTTCCTTGAAGTTCGAAAGAAGGAGGGGCCGAAGCCCCCGCCGATTTACAACGCGTAACCGCAGGACAGCTCGGGGTAGGTTGCGGCCCAGCCGTACAGCACGTCGATACGCATGATCGAAACGTCGCCCATGCCGTCGTAGAATTCCGTTACTTTCAGACGGAAGCCCTTGTGCTCGACTTGCGACACGCTCACCACACCCTTGCCGCTGGCAGGTGCCCACATCGGCACCATGGCCAGAGTGAAGGCATCCTTATGGAAGGCCGGGTTGAACGAGAAGCTGCCGGAAGCCGTGCCGAAGATGGTAATGGCGGCGGCGTTGGCCGGGCTGTTGGTCACGTTCTGGAACGCGCCCGAGGTCACCAGCGCCGGGCTCACCGGGATCGACGAAGCACCAGCAGCCACGTCAGCGGTCACGGTGAATTGGGCCAGCGTGCCAGTCGACTGGCGCGACTGGGGATTCACGGCGAACACGCCAGCGAAGCTGATCTTGGAGCCACGAGTGATCGTGCCGGTGATCGTGCCCGCATTGACGTTAATGGTGGCGCCGGATTGACCCGCACCGTTCACCGTGCCGCCAGCCACCGGTTGGGTGCCGTTGGTGTGGGACTGGACGTTCTGGTCCATACCGTAAGCGAGGCCCAGGGAATCGACCATGATGCCTTGACGCATCTGCTTGTCCAGGATGGCTTGGCTGTTGAACATGCCGGCCATGCCGCCGACCATCGCGCCGTTCAGGGCCGGATTCATGGCCAGACTGCGCTTGCGGTCACGTGGCGCGGCGGCTTCGTCCAGACGCTGGTTCAGGCCCAGGATCGCAGCCAGTGCGGCGGCTTGGGTGCTCGGAGCAGTGCCGGGGGTGCCGATCACGTTCGGGCTAGTCAGACGGGCCAGTTCCAGGCCACGGCGGTCGATTTCGTTGGCAACCGTGGCCATGGCAGCAGTCAGCTTTTCTTCCAGCTTGGTCAACGACAGGGTGCGCTCGGCAGCGGTGAATTGCAGATCGCAGCCGCCCTGCGAGAGGGTCAGCGGGATCGTGCTTTCGACGGTGGCTTGCGGTTGCGCCACACGGCCCTCGCGATAGGTGTAGCGAGGCGGCTTCTTGATGTTGATGGTAGCGCCGGGGGCGTAGCCACGCTCCATGTTGCCGGTGAATTCGTCTTCCCAGTCACGATTGCACATGCCAGCGAAGACCAGCATGTTTTCCAGAATCGCTACGGATTCCTTGGCGACTACGGCGGTAGTTGCGAGTACGTTTGCCATTTTAGTTCCTTGGTGTTACCGTGCCCACCCTGCGCCCTGCTGCTTACGGGTCGCGATATAATCATCCATGGACAGATCGCCCAACGAAGGATTTGTAGCGCGGCCCGCACCAACAGAACTATTGGCTGGCGGCGGTGCTTTTGAGATTTGTGCCGCAGCTGGTTTGGAAGAAGCCGTGTTTGCGGTTTCATTCGAAGTACCGGAAGCGGGCTTGTCGAACTGGACGCCAATGCGCGCCAGCTCAAGTGCTGTCTTGGCCGGGGAAAGATTGTTCAGCTTCTCCACCACTTCCGGATTTTTTGCCAGATGGTACAGGAGCTTCGCGCCGTGCTCAGATTCCATAACGAGCTCGGCCACATGATTGGCCACCGGGGTCTCGACCGAGTTCACAACTTCATTGAAGTCCGTGATTTCGGTGCGGGCTGCTTCCAGTTGGCTATTCCACGATGAGGCTTGGGCTTCTTGCGTTGCCTTCACCTGCTGCGACTTTTCTTTCTCGGCCAGCTTCAGCTCGACTTTGTGGTCGGCCAGAGCTTCCAGGTAATCTTCATCATTGTCGAAGTTCGCACGCACGGGGCGCTCAGGGACTTTGTCCTGCGGCTGAGCTTCCGAGGGGTTGCCGCCTTGCGCACGAGCTCTCCAGTATTCCGCTTCACGTTCAGCGGCACGGCGGGCGCGAGTGATTTCGTCGATCCGCTCCTGTACCCCATTACGAGGCTTGAAGCGACCGTTCTCGTCACGCTCTTGCTGCTGGGTTTCTTCTTTCGATTCGGTCGAAACTTCTTCCGAACCAGCTGAGGCTGCTTGGGTGCCTTCAGAAGCTGGGGCCGGGGTCGAAGCTTCTTCGGGGCGTTCTTGGCCAGCCACGAAAATTTCGACGGGTCCCGAAACTGCTGGGGCGGGTGCTGCAACTGCTGCGGTAGTGCCTTCTTGTGCGCCGCTCATGGCGATTCTCCTGCTTGGCCTCACAGCCCGTGAGTGGGGGATTTACCAGATTATTTGGCGCGGATTCCAGTGGTAGGGGCCGGAAGCGCGTTGGGTTCAGATGCGAGTATATCACATCTGAACCTGCTTGTCAACTATTCAGTAGGCATTACAGAAGCACCATTCATGTCGGATCGCTGTTCGGCTACCTGTGGTACTTGCTCGGCACCTTGTTGGTCATCCTTTGTAAAGTCCTGAGCGACTTCTTGAGAAAGGGCGGGGGAAGGACGCATGTTCTCGATGAGCAGCTTAACCATGCCAGCAAGTTCCGCAACGTCCTTGCGGCTCTCCGCTGCAATACGAGCTGCTTCTTTTTGAGCTTCCGCTGCAATTTCTGCTTTACGGATGTCTGCACGATTTTTATCGGCATCCTGCTGGGCTTCTTGAAGCTGCTGTTTAAGCTGATCGATTTGCTGCTGGGCTTCTGGCGGGATCGGAGATTCTTCTTGGCCATCTTCGCCACCTTTGAGATTTGCCGGAATAGTCTTGGCGATGCGTTCGGCGATTTCCTCGGCACCCGGCCAGTTCATGGCCTTCACCACTTTGTCGCCAGCGATGTCCATCAGCTTCGGCCAGCTTTGACCAAACTGGATCATCGCATCCGCAGCTTCGGCCCGCATGGTCGCGTAGGAAGGGCCAGGGGTCACGGCGACACTGTAACGACCGATTCGGATATCGTTGACGAACTTCTGGGCCGCTTCGTCCCACTTGTTGATGGTCACGCCCTTGATCGAGCCGTCTTCACCACGGCACTGGACCAGCCGCTCGGTGTCGTAATAATGTGGCATCATATCGATCATGCAACGACCGCAATGGCGCAGGGACCGGAAGAAATTGTCCATGTAGTGCCAGTTGGTGACACTACCTTGTTTCTGCTGGGCCAGCTCCTGCTTGCCGCTGGTAGCATTGCCCTGCGCGCCGAGGGAGCTGTCGAACAGGCCGGTGGTCTGCTTGATGTTGTCGGAAGCGTGCTGAGCCATGGCCAGAAGCCCGGAAGGCACATCCACCATACCTTGGCGCTGGGGCGGCGGCGCAAGATTGCCATTTACTTCGACCGGATTATATTCCAGATACGCATAAGTGCGATTGTTGGCTTGCCGCCACTGCTTCTCAAAACCTTCGAACTGGCCCGCAGCACCGATGTATGGGGTCTTCGGACGCATCGACACTTCTTCAGTGGCGCAGGTCATCCAGAAGTTATACATCATGGCCGGGTCCTTGGCGTTTCGGATCAGCCCGGCGCGGTAGACCTTACCATCTGCATCGATTTCGGTGCCCCACACGGGGAACACAGGAATCCACTGGCACTTGATTTCAGTGCGCTCCAGCACTTCATAAGGCGACAGTAGGAACCATTCGACCGTCCGCTTGAGATACGAACGGCGGTTGACTTCGGTGATGCCCTCGGGCATTGGTTGAGGCAATTTCTCCACGATCTGGCCATTGGACAGCAGATAGATCGTGGTCTTCTGGAACTTGATGCGATAATACTCAGCCACCCGAACTTGATCCGACCACTCCCAGTTGGCGTCCTTGTCCCCAGTCGCGGTTCCGAAGCCACTGGTATGTGCACAATTGGCTTCGGGATATTTGGCCTTGAACTCAGCTTTGCTCATCTTAGTACTGATGAAGCACCACTGCATGTCCGATCCATCTGCCTCTTGGGAGGCCGGGTCCATATGGACGGTGAACGCGTTACGAATGCGTTTGACCATCAACTTCTGGTCAAACGTTGCTCCGGCTTCGTATTCCGTTACCAGACGCCAGAAGCCGAAGCCATTGGAGGCAGAACTGTTGACTGCGGTGTCGTACGCCACATCTGCCGCCGAATCATATTCGATATGACGGATCGCACCTTGAATGATGTCCGCCACGTCCGTGGTGGCTTCTTCGCTCACGGGCGATACTTTAATGCTGGCCCGATTCTGGCGCTGATCGTTGGTGATTTGCTGCAGGAAGGTCGGCAGCTTGTTGATTGTGAGGACAGGACGGCCCTCAGCTTCGCGCTGCTGCCGCTGCGCGGCTGGCCATTGATTACCTTTCAGGAATTCCAGGTCATTCAGACCTTCCCGATGGTTTTCGTTTTCCGCCTCAACCGCGATTTTGAATCGAGATTTGGCCTCTTTGATGATATCTTCATCGCCGGGCTTGGTGCCCTTTTCCCCGGCTTGCGTGTCCGTACCGGCTTGGTCGTCTTTGGGGTCTCCGTAACCGTTCATTTGATGCCCTCGATAATAGATTGAGTAGCTTTGTGGGCCGCGACCATGGCGGCGGGAATCTTAAACATACGAGCCATCAGTAGCGGCTGAGGCTGCAACTCCTGGAAACCGAGCTGGCCGTACCACTGAACGAGTTGTGCCTTGGTCATCGGGCCATTCTCGTCGGGTTCCGGGGTCAACAGGAGAATCACTTTCATGCGATCGGCTTCCGCGAACATACGAGTCAGCAATTCGGTGGCGTGACCCTTGCCCTGGGAATGATCTTCCGTGCGCAGATCCGTGAGCATGCGCACATCATGTTTCATGGCAGGGGGTACACCCTCCGCAAAGCGGATTTCGCAAGTAGCTGCACCATATTTCCGTTGTCCGATCTTCATTTTATCCCATCCATGCACCGGCACCCCAGTGCTCTTGTTCCTCGTCCTCCTCCGAAGCTGCTTTCTTCCCGCCCTTCACGAGACCGGGGAATAATGCTGCCAGCGCCCAGAACAATGCGTCGGCGCGATTCGGAGACCCTGTACCAACATAACCAACCGTGGAGAAGTGCACAATTTCCTCCTCCAATTCATCAAAAGTACCCACGTGGCGCACTTTGCCCTGCTCATAGAGCGCCGAGAAAGGCTCCGCACGCACGTGCTTGCCGCGAGAAGCGGTCACCTGCCTGAATGGGGTACGGGGGCGACAAGTTTGGATCACGAAATTGACCATTGCGCCACCATAATTGGTCTCGCCGACGATACAATCCGCTTCCAGCCGGTCGTAAGCTGTAGTCGCCACCGTACCCCAGACTTTCGGACCTGCCTTGACGGTGTTGTCCTCCAGTACGTAAGCATTTCCATCCACACCGAGACCGACCGCAACAATACCGATGGCGTCATTGTCCGCGTTATCCTTATCACCTGCCCCGGACGGGTCGACGGAAACAACAACCCGAACCATATCCGGCAACGGGCCGTCCATGTGCCGCCATGTCTCGATGGTGACATCGTTAAACAAAGCATTTGGAGTGGCGTCCGCAAAGTCACCATCCTTGAAACGCTTGCGGAGCCGGGCGCTCAACGCATTCAGCGTGTTCAGATAAGTACTGCTCAGGTTTTCCTTATTGTCCTCCGGATTCATCTTGCAATGAACATAATCCTCCGGGTTCGGCAGAGATACCTTGGAATCGGGGTCGACCTTCTGGATGAACAGTTTGTACGTCCAGTGCATCTTGTTGGTCGGGTTGCAATCGTAGAATGCCCGTGGCTTGAGGTATTTCCCCGGTTGTCCGTCCAGTTCGCATTGTTGCGCAAGACGGGTCATCGCCATATCACGGGCATCTTTGGAAATCTGGCTGGCCTCGTTGAGGTACACAGTCACATATTCCTGACCCAGAATCTTTTCCGTGCGGGCCTTATCGTCCAGACCGCCGAACCAAATCTGACTGCCATTGGGCAACGTTGCAAACCAGTCCGTCTTATCCATCGAATATTCGACTTCCGGGAAGCATAGCTTCATCACCTTGGGGAAGGTGTCCAGAATGACAGATGCTTTGATGTGGTTGAAGCGGAAACGGAGAATGACGTGACGAGAACCGGAAGCTTTCAGAGCGCGAAGGATGACATTGCGGACGTGCAGGAATGTCTTACCGGAGCGAGAGCCGCCATATAGCATGCCGTGGGTGGCTTGGCCCGCCAGAATGGCCTGGGCCTCCTCCTGCTTGGCTGTCAGCCGAAATTGTACACGGTCGGCCACTACCGCTCCCCTAGAATGGATATAACAAACCTCACAACCGGCATGAAGAGAACCAGTCCGAGGATGAAACCGACCAGAAAATCGATAAGGAACATTTAGATATCCACGTCGTGAGGCGAGGCCATTGCGATGTTGATCTGAACTGCGGTGTTACCACCTTTCCCATTGCCTTTATCGTGTCGTTGATAGATTCCAACGGCCTCGCCTCGGCTGCGCTCGGCAGCAAGAGCGGTTTTAACATTTCCCGTTACTATGGACAGGTCGCGAATGCGCGCCAGCTGGTCCAAGTGTGCGGAAACGGAAATCAGAGACGCATCTTCCACCGCATCGGTGATCGCTTTGATCTTCATGATCACACCGGGCTTATTCAATAATTCCTTGCCCCGCGCCAAAGGGAACTTTTCATCCTGCCCGAAGACCATGCGATAAGCAGCACTGATATTGCCCGAGGATTCAACAATCGCTAACGCGAAATCCTCCTCGTCCTTCGTGATCGAAGGAGGGGTGTAATCCACTACATGACCTTCCACCACGGCCAATGGTGCGGGTTCCGCAGGGCCAAGAAGGGCGAGTGGGGTATGAGTTTGCGTGGATTCGGACATGATCGCGCCAGTATATCATACGAGGGGGCGGGTGTCAATCCCAGTGGGGAAGAATTCCTGGGGATTTCCGGAGAGCAATATATTATTTTCAGTGTTTTTTGGTACAAGAACCCCCTCGCAATGCACGGTATCTCAACTTCGAAGCAAGGGGTGGGGGGTGGATATTCAAGCCTTCCAGACCACGAAGCATGGGACTTCCGGCCTTCACGTACCTCCTGCCCCGCCAGCCACGGCCCAAGTGCGTTCCACGTGGAACCAGCACGAACCAACAGGAGCCCTACTGCAAGGCCCTCGCCCCAGTCTGCCCGTACCTCAGGGGATACCCCCCCCCACTCCTACCACTCCACCCCACTCCTATCTGGAGCCCCATGAGGTCTGAGTACGATGTGTGGACCGTCATCCTCTACCTCGATGTAGCCCTGCACTCATAGACTCTCAGATACCTGGAGTGGTAGGAGTGGGGTGGAGTGTCGACTGGAGAGCTACCTGGAGTGGGTCTGGAGGGGTACTGGAGTGCATACTCCCTGCCATGCCCTGCAACATACGGTCCATAGTCACAGACTATAGGATCCCACACACTCGATAGT